GCCATCGTCGCCCGCCTGTGCTGGCGGATCGGCGGCCAAACGCTCTACTGGCCCCGCACCGACAACCAGCGCCGGGCCAGCGCCATCCGCGCCGATGCCGCCGCCGGCCTCGCGCCGAACGAAATCGCCAAGCGCCACGGCGTGACCCGGCGGACGGTGGAAATCATCGGCGAATCAATCTAAGAAATTTTCGTAAGAAATTTTCGCATGTAACGCGCGCCGCCGCTCCTGTATTACGGGGGCATGTCGTGCGATTACTCCCTATACGTCGGCTATACCATCGCCGAACTGCAACCGCTGATCGATGAGGCGAAAGCCGCCTTGCAGGCGGTATCGCAGGGCAAGCTCGTCCAGCGCGTGGCCTTGGGCGACATGTCCATCGCCTTCTCAAACGCCGCGCTCAACTCCGGGCAAATCGCCAAAACACTCGCCGCGTTGCGCGCCGCCTTGGCGGCGGCGCAGGCGTCCCCCGATGGCGTTGTTCCCGCGTCACGCCTGGCCCGGCCGATATTCCCATGGGTCCACTAGCCCCCGTCCCGCGCCCCCGCATCCTGGCCCCGGACGGCCAGCGTTTCGCGCTGACGGTCTTCGGCCAGCCCGCCCACGACGCCGCCGACCGGACCTCGCGCGCCTTCGCCGGCTGGAATCCGCCGCTTGGCTCCGCCGATGCCGATTTGCTGGACGAGCTGCCCACGATGTGGGGCCGAGGCCGCGACCTCGGCCGCAACGAGGCGCTGACCGCCAGCGCCTATCAAACCTACCGCGACAACATCGTCGGTCACATCCTGCGCCTGTCCGCCCAGCCCGCTTATCGGATGCTCGGCCGCGACAAAGAATGGGCGGATGAATGGGGAAACGGCGTCGAGGCGTGGTTTCAAACGTGGTCGGATTCCACTGAATGCGACGCCGCCAGAACCCAAACGCTGCTCGGGCTCACCCATCAGGCGCTGACCGGCGCGCTGATGAACGGCGACGCCCTCGCCGTGGCGACCTGGGAGCCGCGTCCCGATAGTTTGTGGTCCACCCGGCTCCAGATGATCGAAGCCGACCGGCTCGACACGCCGCCGCTTCTCGCTAGCCGTTCCGATATCCGCAAGGGCGTCGAGATCGACCGCTACGGCGCGCCGGTCGCGTATCACGTCCGCAAAACCCACCCCGGCGATCTCGGCTCGGGCTTTGATGACTTCGAGCGCATTCCCGCTTTCACGCCGTGGGGCAGACGGCGGGTGATCCACCTCTACGACAAAGAGCGCAGCGAGCAGAGCCGGGGCAAGCCCATCGTCGCGGCGGTGATGAAAGACCTGCGGATGGCCGGCAACTACTCGCAAGCCGAGCTGAAAGCCGCCGTGGTGAATGCCCTGGTCGCCGCCTTCATCGAATCCGATCTCCCACAAGATTCAGTCGCCGCGCTGTTTTCCGGTGGCGGCGAAGACCTGATTAACCCGTTGCAATACTGGAATGAAGCATTTTCAGCCGCCAACGCGCCGCGACTGGAAGGCGGTGCGGTGATCCCGATTCCCATCGGCGCGAAGCTCGCCAGCCACAACCCCGGCCGGCCCGCGACCGCCTTCGGCGTGTTCATGGGCTCGGTGGTCCGGCGCATCGCTGCCGGGATGCACCTGCCTTATGAGCTGCTCCTGAAAGACTTCTCCAAAACCAACTATTCGAGCGCCCGCGCGGCGTTGTTGGAAGCCTGGCGCTTTTTCCTCGGCCGCCGCCGCTGGCTCTCCGACATGTGGTTGCAACCCATCTACGAGCTGTGGATGGAAGAAGCGATTGCCCTCGGTCGCGTGCTCGCGCCCGGCTTTTATTCGAACAAATACGCTTGGCTCAAAAGCCGGTGGGTATTCGCTGGTCGCGGCTGGGTCGATCCGGTGAAAGAAGCGACCGCCGCCAAGCTGCGGCTGGAAGATTTGTCCACCTTAGAAATGGAATGCGCGGAACAGGGGCTGGACTGGGAAGACGTGCTGGAGCAGCAAGCCCGAGAGCGGTCCCGCCGCCAAAAATTGGGCCTCCCGGAGCCCGGCGCAACGGCATCAACAGCGCCGCCACCCGAGCCGGACGACGACGAAGCGCCAGCCGGCCAAAACAGCCAGGAGCCCGCCGATGCGTGACCAGAACTTGAAGGCCGCTGACACGCTGCTCGCGCTGGCGCTGATGCCCGGAACCGCCGTCGAGGGCGACTTGCTGCACGCGATTTCGGCGAGCGGTCCGGCCGCCTATATGACCGCGCCACCGAAGCGCCAGTCCGCCGGCTACCGGTTGGAAGGTCCGGTCGCGGTGATCGAAATCTTTGGTCCGCTCGTCCACCGCACGACCTTAGATTGGGGCGGGTGGACGCAGGGCTACCAGGACATTGCCACCCAGCTTTCCGCCGCCCTGGCCGACAGCGCGGTCAAGGTTATCGTCCTCTCCATCGACTCGCCCGGCGGAATGGCGGACGGCTGCGCGCAACTGGCCGAGCAGATCGCCGCCGCGCGCGGCATAAAGCCGATCCACGCTTGCGTCAACGATCTGGCGGCGTCGGCCGGCTACTGGATCGCCGCCGCCGCCGAAAAAGTGTCCGCCACCAAAACCAGCCGCGTCGGCTCCATCGGCGTGCGGGCCTTGCACATCGACATGTCCGGCGCGCTGGAGCAGGCCGGCTACCGGGTCACGGAAATTTTTGCGGGCGATCACAAGGTAGACGGCACCCCCTATGCCCCGCTGTCCGACGAGGCGCGCGCCGCTTTTCAGGCCAGCATCGATTACACCTACCGGCTGTTCATCTCCTCGGTCGCGACCAACCGCAACCTCGGTCGCGACGTGATTGCCGGAACCCAAGCCGCCGTATTCGACCCGCCCGAAGCCAAAAAAATCGGGCTGATCGACGCCATCGAAGACCCCGATACCGTGATTGCCCGTCTCGCGAACCGCTACGGCGGGCGCGCCAATCCCCAGCGGGCCGCCCCCCGCGCATCCAGGAGTTCCACCATGTCCGACGATCCCAACCGCTACCAAGCGGACGGCCCCATCATCACCCAAGCCCAACTCGACGCCGCTCGCGCCGAAGGCCGCGAATCCGGCCTCAAGGAAGGTCGCGACCGTTTATCCGCCGTGCTGAATTTGCCCGAAGCCGAAGGCCGCGAGGCGCAAGCCAAAGCCTTGGCGCTGACCACCGACCTCGATCCGGCCGCCTGCGCCGGAATCCTGAGCGCCGCTCCCAAGGCCGAGGCCGCGCAAGCTGCTCCCGCCCAGCAATCCGAATTCGCCGCGCACATGGCCGCGATCGGCAACCCGCAGATCGGACCGGACAGCGGGCAGGCCAGTCAGTCGCCAGATGCTGGGGCCAGGGCGTGGGGATACGCCTTCGCGCAGCAACAGTCCGCCTTAAAACAGTAAGGAGCCGCCGCAATGCCCAACGTATTCAACCAGGGAACGCCGCAATGGGCATTCCTGGCGTCCGAAGCCAACGACACCCGGTCGCGCACCCAAGGCGTGCTCGTGTCTGCCGCCGGAAACAATCTCAAATCGGGGACCGTGCTCGGCAAAGTCACCGCCAGCGGCAAGTACACGCTGCTCGCACCGGCAGCGGCCGACGGCAGCCAAGTCGCTGCCGCGATCTTGTGCTGGAACACCGACGCCAGCGCCGCCGACAAGCGGACCGTCGTCGTGGACCGAGACGCCGAAGTGATCGATACGTTGCTGATCTGGCCCGCCGGCATCACCGATCCGCAAAAAGCGACCGCCCTCGGCCAGTTGGCCGCGCTCGGCATCAAGCTTCGCCAAGGAGACCCGCTGTAATGCCTGACACGATCATGAATATCTTCGATGGGGACGCCTTCAGTCACGTCTCCATGACGGCGGCGGCCAACCGCATCGTGCGTGTCCCCAAAATGCTGGGTCGACTCAACCTGTTCGAAGTGGACCGGATCACCACCCCGGACGTCGCGATTTCGATGGCCAAGGGACGCTTGAACCTGATCCCGACCACCGAACGCGGTGCGCCGCTCCCGTCCGCCACGCCCGACAAGCAGCAGCTTCGAATCGTCCGAACCCCGCGCGTGGCCAAGCAATCCACGCTCTACGCTCACGAAATCGGCAATCTGCGCGCTTACGAAGATGCGGTCTACGACGTGCAGAACCGCCCGACCCGAATCGCGGTGTCCGAACTCGATCAGGTCGCCAACATCATTTTGGCCCGCCAGATCAAGTTGCAAGCGGATTTGGAGTTCACGATGGAGTATCACCGCCTCGGTGCGGTGCAAGGGAAGCTACTGGATTCGGACGGCTCCCGCGTCATCTATGACTGGTTCGCTGAACTCGGCGTCGCGCAACCCGCCGAAATCGATTTCGACCTCGACAACGCCTCGCCGGCGAAAGGCGCGCTCCGGCAAAAGTGCATCGCGCTTACCCAAGCGGTGCGCAAGGCGCTGGACGGGCTGTGGATCGACGGCTATTCCTACCTGCTCGCGTTGACAGGCGATGCGTTCTGGGGCGCGTTTACTTCGCACGTTGAGGTGGACCCAACTTACGGCGTGTTCGTCAAATCGGTCGATCAGATGAACGCCCTGCAAAACTGGGGGCTGCCCGGCCAGTCGTTTCCGTTCGCCGGCATTCGGTGGGACAACTACGCCGGGTCCACCGACAACAAAGTCGCGGTCGGGACCGACAAGGTGATTTTTATCCCCGTCAACGTCCCCGGCCTGTACCGCCTCGCGCTCGCCCCAAGCGAGTTCTTCCCGTACATCAACACCCCAGGCAAGGATTTTTACTCCCTGCTCGTGCGGGATCTTGAGCGCAACGCCTGGGTCAAGCCGGAAATCTATAGCTACCCGCTGCACTACTGCACCGCGCCCGAAGCGCTGAATCGCGGCCGGATGACCTGATGCCCGCTCCATTTTGGCAAAAAACGGTAACCGCCTTTCCCGCAAACGCGGCGCTGGTCGATCCGATCCGCCAGCGCGAACGACGCTGGCGGCGCTGATGCTCGCTATTTTTATCGAAGCCGCCGCCACCATCGCCCAAGAGCTGGGCGAGGCGGCGACCTACGCCGTGGATGAGTCGGGCGAGACGATCAGTTTGCGCGCCATCGTGCGCCGCGACGTGCAAACCCCCATCGGGGGAATGGAATCCGCTGTTCAGGCGCGCCGCACCGTCATCCAGATCGAGCGGGCAAAACTCGCGGGCCACAAGCCGGTCCGCGACGACACCGTTACCGTCGGCGCGGAAACTTGGCGGGTGCTGGCCATCGAGAACGACGACGGTTACATGGTGCGGCTGAAGGTGGTTGAAACGACATGATCGCCGTCGAATTCGATCCGGCGCAGATCCAAGCGGTCCGCGAGCGGCTGGCGCACATCGTCAATGGCGCGGAGCGGGCGATGGCCCGCGCGCTGAACCGCACGGCGAGCAAAGCCAAGACGCTATCGAGCCGCGCGATTCGCAACGAGGTAAACCTTTCGGCGGCTTACGTCCGCGATAACCTAAAAGGCCCGGCCAACGGCGCGGCGTTCAAGGCGTTCCCCGGCAAACTCTCCGCTCGGCTCAGCACGCCGAAACGCGGCATTTTGCTGCGCAATTTCGTCACCAACGCCATCCCATCGGGTCCAGGTC